ATCATCAAATGGTTGGGTACAATTAAAGCCTCAATCAAATCCTTATGCCTCTTCAGTGTTATTAAATAGTGGTTCGGATTCTGGAGGTGAAACAACGTTCACTGTAGATGTAACAACTTTGTTTGGAGCAGGAGCTTTAGCTGCTAATTGTAAAGCGGAAGTAATTACAACATCGGGAAGACAAACCGTATATCCAGATATAACTGGAAACGGAACAGGTAGCTTAGACTTTAAATTCATACCTACAGTAGCAAATGGAACATACACTGCTCTTATAACAATAGTATAATATTAATAAAATCCAATTAAATGGCAAATATACCATTTTTAAATAACGCATATTTCGCCGGCAAGGTAGGTATTGGAAATAGTAGTCCAACTAAAGAACTGGAGATTGGTACAAACGCAGCCGCAGAAACTGAGTTTAGAATGCACAGTGATGTGTCTGGCAAATACTTCAACATTCAGTCAGCTGGAAACTTCACCTCTGTAAAAACAGCAGGTAGCCAGAATTTCATATTAGACTCAAGTGGCTCGGCTGGTTATATAACTATGGTTACTAACGCTTCTGAAAGAATCCGTGTAAACTACAATGGTAACGTCGGAATTGGCACTACTAATCCTACACAAAAGCTACACGTAGATGGGAATACTCTTATTAGTGCAGAAAAATACTACTACACAGCAGGAACAGGTGGAGGTTTTGGGTCTGACGCTAGTGGTAACTTTAAGATAAGGCAAAATGATGCTGATTTAATATTTGGATCAGGAAACAACGTCGGTATCGGGACGGCTAGTCCTAGTACTAAACTTCATGTAAATGGAGATATCCGCCAGCAAGGTTCATCATACTCGGTAAATATAACAGGAGGTGGAAGTATAACAGGGGATAATCATTTAGATATTGCTGCAAACGGTAGCTACTTAAACTTAAGATCTCCTAATAATAGTATATTTTATAGAGCAAGCAGTGATCACGCTTTTAGAGACGCAGGCGGCTCGAATGAATACTTAAGAATAAAGACATCCGGAACAAATGCTGGTAACGTCGGTATAGGGACTACTAGTCCTACATCTACTCTCCATGTGGTGGGTACACAGGTCTATAAGGGTTATGTTAAATTTGAAAACACCGTTCACGCTATTAGGTTGGATTTAAAAAGCTCATCTCATACTGCTAATATTTACATGGACGGTACCGGTGGAGTTATTTCAGGCGGAGGGTTGCTTTTTAACACACCTACAGCTAGAACACATTTTATGGAGTCTGGAACGCCTAAAATGTCTATAATATCTGGTAACGTTGGTATTGGAACAACTAGTCCTAGCGCTAGGTTAGAAGTGGCTGCAAGCGCGACTACAAGTGTAGATATAGCTCATTTTTCAAACTCAAATGGCTCTGCTAAAATTAAACATACTTTAGATGTTGTAGGTTCGGGTATGATATCTATACTTGACTCTGTAAATAACGAAGATGTCAGATTAAGCGCTCAAGGAAATAGCTGGCTTAATGCAGGTAACGTGGGTATTGGAACTACTAGTCCACAAACCAAGCTACAAATAGCGTATACAGACACACATACATCAGGAGATTTATCTATTTCTAACTCAGCATTTGACATATATAATACCTCATCTGCGGACGTTGCTGGTAAAGGAAGCACGTTAACTTTTTCAGACAACTACTCAGGGACAACTAAAACAACTAGAGCTGCTATCAAGGGAGGTACTGATACGGCAGGTAATACAGCAGATGGATTTTTAGCTTTTTACACCGACAAATCAGGAGCTAACTCTATGCAGCAAAGGATGATTATTAATCATGATGGACGTGTGTCCTTTAATGATTACGGATCTGGATCTTTTACAGGCACTGCAACTCAAAGATTAGCTGTAGATACTAATGGTAACGTAATAGAAATACCTATAGGCTCAGGACCAGTTGATGGTTCTGGTACTGCAAATTATTCTGCGCGTTGGATAGATACAGATACTTTAGGTATTGGTACTTTATATGATAACGGAACTAACGTAGGAATCGGTACTACTAGCCCTAGCACTAAACTTGACATAAGAAAAACGCAAGGAACTGGAGTTATTAATGACACTAATTCAACTTTAAGATTGGTTGACATTAGCACTGGTTTAAACGCTGGACAAGGAGCGGTAATATCTTTAGCTGGCGTTTACAGTAGCTTAGGCTTTATATTGGGTGGAGCTCCATATATAAGGGCCGCTAAAGCAAATGCTAACGATGGTGACTATGGTTTTGGCTTACAATTTGGTGTAAGAGAAAACGGTTCGGCAACACCAACAGCAGAAATGGTTATTAACTCTAACGGTAACGTAGGTATCGGAACTACTAGTCCTAGCAGAAAACTACATGTACACGCTGACAGTGGTAATGCGTATTTACAATTAACGCAAGCAGCTACAGGTACAACATCTAATGATGGATTTCAAATATCAATGGGAGTATCTCAGGTTAACTTTATTAACAGGGAGAACGGTAATATGGTTTTTGAAACCAACAATACCGAAAAAATGCGTATTACAAATACCGGAAACATAGGTATAGGAAATAGTATCCCTGTAAACAAGCAGCAAAATAAATACACTAGTGTAGCTATAAATTCAATGACTGCTACAGCGGGAACCGCTTCAACAAATTGGAATAGAAACGCTGGGTTATTAATTGAAGAATCTAATTCGTCTAATGGATTAGCTTTAGGAGTTTCTCAAACAGCAAACGATAGAAAATCTTGGATTCAGTCAGGGCATCCAGGCTCATCCGCAAATAATTTAGGAGTACTTTCATTAAACCCGTTAGGCGGTAACGTCGGAATCGGGACGACTAGTCCTAGTCAGAAGTTAGATGTTAGAGACGGCACTATAACTTCAAGAGATTCTGGAAATGTAAATTATGCTGAGTTAGACAGATTCGCAGGTTTAACATTAAAGGGTAATGGAGTAGGGGCAAAATATATATCTACACCAAACACAGACGCTTTAGGCTTCAAGACAAATAGCGCAGAACGCATGCGTATTACCTCAACCGGTAGCGTAGGTATCGGTACGACTAGCCCTATAGGAATGTTGTCTGTAGTAAATCCAGTATCCAACAGTAATACCTGGACACCAACTAATAATCCAGATTTATGGGTTTCTAACGCAGGGACATCTAATTCTTATTATGCTTTTGGAGTCACAACTAATAGTGGAGATATTTTTTCTATAACCAACGCGGGTTACGTCGGGATTGGGACAACAGCACCTAGTCAAAAGTTATCTGTAGATGGAAATATATTAATTTCAGACACAGATAATAATAAATACTTTGGTTCACTAGTAAATTTAATTCTTAATGCAGACGCTGACGGTAATAGTGGAGATACAGCTAGAAATATTATATTTCAAAATAGAGGTAGTGAAAAAATGCGTCTTGACGCCTTTGGTAGACTTGGTATAGGGACGACTAGTCCTGGCGGTAATCTTCACGTTGTAGGTAATGCAGGTTCTTCAGGCCAAATATATCTTTCCGATAGGGATAATGGAACAGGAACAGGAGATGCCTTACTAATTAATAAATCAGGAACAAATGCTTTTATATATAATAGAGACGGCGGCCAATTGTCTTTTGGTACAAATAACGTTAGTAATAATTTAGTTATTGCTAACACCGGCAACGTAGGTATTGGAACTACAAGTCCTGTTTATAAATTAGATGCCAACGGGGCGGTAAGAGCTGGGGGTGTTATTACATATTCAAAACCATATTCAAACTTAACTACAACCGGACAAGCTGTAGCTGGATTAACATCTAGCAGTAACGGTAACTCAACAGGGTTTACGTTTACATGCTTCGGCGACACAGGAGGATATCAAAAAATAGTTTACAGTTGCTATAACGACATGGGTACGTGGAGAACTAAAAAAGTCATAAACGAAGGAACTAATAATTTTGACGTAGAAGCGTCAGCTGATGGATCAACCATTACGTTTACTTTTAAATCAACTTCTGGTACAAAATATTACACACCTAGAGTAACAATAGAAGCAACTGGTCATTCAATTAATTCAACTTACGCATAAACATGGCAGAAATAAAAAAAATAAATACAGAGTTTCAATTACTTGATAAGTTTTTAGATACAAGTGGAGATGCTGGAACATCCGGCCAAGTGTTGAGCTCTACAGCTACAGGTATTAACTGGGTTAGTGGAAGTAACTTGCCAGGAGGACCGTACTTGCCACTTGCTGGTGGGACAATGATTGGTGATCTGAAGCTAAATGATAATGTTGATTTATATATAGGTACTGGTAATGATTTTCAAGCGTACCACGACGGTTCAAATACTTATTTAAGAAACTTAAATGGAAGTTTTGTAATAAAACAAGATAAAGTTGATGCAGATTTAATACTTGAAAGTGATAATGGTTCTGGTGGTACAACTCCATATTTAACTTTAGACGGAAGCACTACACACGCTTATTTTTCAAACCCAGGTAACGTCGGAATCGGGACGACTAGTCCTAGCGCTAAATTAAATGTTGCTGATGGAAATATTTTAGTTAGCGGAGGTGGCGTTAGACAAATAAATGTACAATCATCTGACTCTGAAGTAAGATTTGGGTTAAAAGGTAATAATGGTAATCAATTTAGATTTGTTTCTGACGGTACTCATATTAAATTAAATGATACAAATACAGAAAGAATTAAAATTACAAATGCCGGTGATACAGTTTTTGGCGGTAGGGACAGTGGAAATAACCAAGCAACTTGGATGACACTAAAAGACCAAACCGGTAACGTCGGTATAGGAACGACTAGCCCTTCTTACCCTTTAACAGTTAAAAGCAAAACTGGGAATGTAGGTGTAGCTTTTTTTGATAGTGTAGATAACTGGGAGAGAATATATATAGGTGGCACCAATGATTACATAGAAAGAAAAGGCTCAGAGCAAAGAATAACATTTGCTGCTCAAGGTTCTAGTGGATTATTTACTTTTCAAACATCTGGAAGTGAAAAATTTAGGATAGCTAATAACGGCAACGTCGGTATCGGTACGACTAGTCCTGGATATAAATTACAAGTAAATGGAACAATAGCCCCAGAGGGAAATGAAGTAAATAACCTTGGAACATCGACTAACAGATTTAATCAATTATGGGCTAAATTAATTTATGACATAAATAACGGCAGGGGTTTAACTAACCAGGTATTAACAAGCACTGGCTCTGGCGGTATTGCTTGGGCTAATGCTTCTACTGTAATAGGTGGTCCTTACTTACCGTTAGCTGGTGGAACAATGACTGGTAACACAAGCCATAGTGATAACGTAAAAGATAGATACGGAACAGGTAACGATTTTCAAATATGGCATGACGGTTCAAATACTTTTTTAAGTAACGAAGGCGAGGGGCACTTAAATATAATAAACACAGGTGATGATAGGGATATAATATTTAAAACAGACGATGGCACAGGTGCTACAACTTCATATATGGTAGTTGATGGAAGTGCTGAGCAAACAAGGTTTTATAAAGATACTAGACACACAGATGGTGTTGCTGCTTATTTTGGTGATAATAATGATTTACAAATATCCCACGATGGCAGTAATAGCTATATAAAAGAATCAGGAACAGGTAACTTACGGATTAGAAGCACAAGTTTAAGATTAGAAGGTACAGATAGCTCTAATATGGTGGTAGCAAACCAAGGGGATTCTGTTTCTTTATACTACAATACTTCGAAAAAGTTTGAAACTTCAAATGGAGGTGTATCAGTAACAGGTAATGGTATTTTTACAGGTGATGTCGGTATCGGGACGACGAGTCCTACTTTCAAATTACACGTTGACAGCGCTGATGCTTCTGATAATGTAGCTTATATACATCATAACAATGCGGCGCAGTCTTCAGGGGATGTTTTAAAAGTACGCTCAGATGCAGGAGATAACGCAGGATCAGCTTTATTAAATGTAGCAAATAATACAGGTAGTGCTTTATATGTTAGAGGCGATAGAAACGTAGGTATTGGAACAGATAGTCCTCAAAGCGGCTTTAAATTAGATGTAAATGGAAATGTAATAACTAGAGGTAGTGCTTATGTTTTAACTGACTTAAATCATTACGGAACAAATGATTTTGATATTAAGGCCTCTCAAGGCTTGACTGATATAAAATTTACAGCCGGAGGTGCGGAAAGAATACGTATCAAAAGACAAGGTAACGTAGGAATCGGGACGACTAGTCCTAGTGAATTACTAGAATTAAAACCAGGTTCAGGGGGTGATGCTAAAATTAGCATACTTAAATCAGATGGAAGCCAAAAAGCATTAATAGGATATGATGATTCAAATGGAGGTTTAATTAATTTATACAATGAAGCAGGAACTACAAATGTTGTTGTAAGGGGTTATGGTAATTCATACTTTAATGGAGGCAACGTAGGAATCGGGACGACTAGCCCTACCAACGAGCTAGAGGTATTAGGAGGTGGTTCGCCTAGAATATCTTTAAGAACTACAAGTGAAACAGTAGGTGAGGCTTTAGAGTTAGGATTTCAAGTAGGCACATCTGCTAATTCGTCAACTAATTCAGTAGGTATAATAAAGTCTGTCATTACACAAGCCAGCCCTTCTGCTTTAAAGGGAGATATGGTTTTTCAAACCAATAGTGGAGACTCTGTTAACACAAAAATGGTTATTAAAGATTCAGGTAACGTCGGTATTGGAACAACAGCACCTAGTGAGAAACTAGAGGTAGTAGGGTATGCAAAAGCTACCACTGGCTTTAAAGTAGGTAGTTATGGTTTGATATATGAAAGTAGCAATAATTTAAATATAAAAAACAGCGCTTATTACAATACAATTTTCCACACTAATAACGCAGAAAGAATGCGTATTACAAACGCAGGTAACGTCGGTATTGGCACGACTAGTCCTAGCCAAAAATTACATGTAAGCGGTGTTGTTCAAAGTGATAGGTTTTTTGTAGCTACAAACGCTTCAGCTGATCAATGGGCTGTTCAAGTAAGAAACAATGCTAGTACAGCAGACAGTGGAATATACTTTAATAATAATAGTTCAGAAATTTATCTAAGAAATAGTTCTAATGTTATTGGCGCTAGAATAAGATCTAATTCTGCTTCGTACTTTAACGGTGGAGACGTTGGGATTGGTATTGCTAGTCCTCAAGAAAGACTACACGTTTCAGGTGAAACACATCCGTCTATAAAACTATCCAGTTCAAGTGACGGTAATTATAATGTTATTTTAAATTGTGGTTATAGAAACGAAGCTTTAAACTTATCAGTTGGAGGTTATAAAGTTTTTACAACAGAAGGTTTTAACACTCCTGAAACTACACATTTATATTCGAATAATTCAAAAGCGTTATCTTTAGCTTCAAATCAAGCAGCTACTTTTACAAGTACTGTAACAGCTACAAACTTTATAAATTCTTCAGATGAAAGATTAAAAGAAAATATTGAAGAAGTATGTAATAATAATATAGAGGTAAGTTGGAAAACGTTTAATTTCAAAACTGAAAAAGAACAAAAAAGATACGGTGTTATAGCTCAAGAGTTAGAAAAAACTAATCCTGAGTTTGTAAGAGAAGACAGTCAAGGATTTAAGTCTGTAGCTTATATAGATTTACTTATAGCAAAAATTGCTGAATTAGAAGCAAGAATACAAAAATTAGAAAAATAAATAAACCAAAACCAAAAACAAAAATTATGACAAATTACGAATGGAATTGCAAAACAGTAGATTGCTATCCAGAACAAAACAACGAAGCAGATGTGGTATACAATGTACACTGGATTGTAACAGGTATATCGGATCAATTAGATCCAGAAGGTAACCCTTATTCCGCTACTAATATTGGAACGCAAACTTTAGACACAAGTCAGATAACAAACTTCATACCGTTTGAAGATCTGACAAATGATGAAGTTGTAGCCTGGACTAAAGGAGCTATGGGTAGCGAACAAGTTACTGAGATTGAAACGAACATTGATAAACAAATACAGGATTTAATAACACCTACTAGTGTTACATTAGTAATTGGAGAACCTGTTCCTCCAGTAGAAGAATAAAATAGGTAAAAAACCTATAAAACGGGTAATAATACTCGTATGTCTGACAAGGCTCAATTAAATCAAATCAAATCAAATTAAATATGAACGGAATTGTCAAAAACTTGAACTTTGGTGACGAAGCTAGAAATCAAGTATTTAAAGGAATAGAAAAACTAGCAAATGCTGTCAGCTCTACATTAGGAGCTGGCGGTAAATGCGTAATGCTAGAGGACGGTACAGGAAAACCTGTTATAACAAAAGATGGTGTTACTGTAGCTGATTCTATAATATTGTTTGATCCAGTTGAAAATATGGGATCTACGTTATTAAAAGAAGCTGCTAGAAAGACTGTTCAAGAAGCAGGTGACGGTACAACTACCGCGACTGTTTTAGCTCACGCTATATTAAAAGAAGCTTACGCTGTTTCAGAAAAGAAAAATGCCAGAGAAATAAAAGACGGTATAAATTCTGCAGTTACAAAAGTTATTAAGTATTTAGAGGAACTTGCGGTTGATGTAAAAGGAGACATGTTAGATAACATAGCTTCTATATCCGTCAACAATGACAATGAATTAGGTTCTATTATAGCTGATGCGTTTAGATCTGTGGATAATACAGGTATTGTAATGATGGAGACTGCCGGTGACGGTAAAACTGTTTCTGAATTAATTGAAGGTGTACCTTACGATAAAGGTTTAACAAATTCTCACTTCATTACAAACGAACAAACAAAAACAGCTGAATTAGAAAATCCATTAGTATTAATCATGGAATCACCAGTTAATACTATAAGAGATATACAAAAAGTGCTGGAGTACGTAATAAAAAACAACAAACCTTTGCTTATCATAGGCGACTTAGAACAAGGTGTTTTATCAACTCTAGCTACCAATAAAAAGAAAGGTAATCTAAAAGTAAATGTAATCAATGCTCCTACTTACGGTATTAGCAAGCGAGAAGTACTTGAGGATCTTTCTTTACTAACTGGAGCTACAATAGTTAATGAAGATCTAGGAGATGACCTTGATTCAATTGACATAGATTATTTAGGATCTTGTTTAAAAAGTGTTACCTCACACGAGGACACTGTTATAACGGTCTCTGAGGCATCCGAAAAGATAAAGGATGTAATACGTAGCATAAAAGAAAAGCTTACAAATAACACGCTGAAAAGCTGGGAAGTTATAAAGCTTGAAAAAAGATTATCAATGTTAACTGCTAAAATCGCAGTGGTTAAAGTTGGTGCAAACTCTGAAGTAGAGTTAAAAGAAAAAACTGATAGAGTTGAAGATGCTATCTGTGCAACAAAAGCAGCTGTTAAAGAAGGTATTGTACCAGGAGGTGGAGTTGCATTATTAAATGCTTCAACATATATTAAAAGCGAAGGATTAGGCGAAGAAGTTTTATTAAGAGCCATAAAAGCTCCTTACTTTACAATATTAGAAAATGCAGGTATTACAGCATCTGAGCCACAAGATAAAGGTGTTGGTTTGAATGCAATAACAGGAGAACCTGTAGATATGGTTAAACACGGTATAATTGATCCGTTAATGGTGACCAAAAGTGCATTAAGAAATGCTGCCTCTGTAGCTACTACAATATTATCAACTGATTGTGTAATTAATAATTTAAGAGCAAATGAAGGCGATAGGTAGAAACTTAATAATAAAGAAACAAAAAGAAGGTGTTGCTGCTACTAAAGGTGGTTTACTTCTTGCTGAGAAACAAAGAGAAGATATTAGGTATGTGAAAGCATCAATAGTATCACCTGGGGAAGATGCTGTTAGCGCAGGCATGAAAAAGAATGATCTTATATATTATGATAGACACGCTGGTCACACTATAGAAATAGAAGGTGATCCGTACCAAGTTATAAAAATGCAAGATATAGTTGTAGTTTTATGAGAATAAGCGCTGGCGACATTAAAAAACTAGGCTTATTAAAACATTATAGAATTATAAGAAAGTGGGCTTGTAAAAATAACAACCTAAATGATGCAGACTTGGAATTATTAATTCATTTTGACTGCATGGAGTTTTTTACAAAACACGACTTTATGGAAGGTACTTATTCTTACAGCTGGGATAACAGACGGTGGAATAGATTATTAAAAGAAGGATGGATAGTTGTATGGAGAAAAAGAAATCGAACAACTCAAAAGTATCATATATACAAAGTTTCTTTTAAATGTAAACAACTAATAAGTAGAATGTACCGAATGATGCTAGGTGAAGAGGATATACCTATGAGCAGAAGAAACAGCATAATGGCAGGTAGATCTTACACGGATAAAGTTTTAAAAAAAGCAATAGAAATAGTTAATAAAGATAAAAACAGATAATTATGTTTGGAGCAGGTACCCAATATAAAGGAATCTTAGGTATAACGCAAAAATTCCTAGCAAAACAAGAACAAGAACAATACAGGGCTAACGCTAGCGTAGGTGATCCTTTTTTCAAACCGGGTGTAGAAAGAATTAGGCCGGAACAAAGAACTGATTCGGCTGCTTATAAAAACAAATCTGTTTTTTCACCACAGCAAAACTCATACGGAGATTACGTATTTGGTACTCAAGATCAAAGAACAAGAAGCATGCCAGTTAGAGGGAATGTTGAAGGCCCTTTAGCTATGAAGGATCAAAATGGTGATAGTAAAATTACACGAGCCGACGTTATAAAAGCTAGAATAGAAGGTTATAAAGAATAAATTTAAAAATAAAAGATATGGATAACATTAATAAAAAAGCATCAGGACAAAACGCTATATGGGACGGGCCATTAGATTTGGATGCACTTCCAAAAGGTAAAGGATCTAGTTCAGGTATGTATGGAATGGAAATTTCTAAAGCACACTGTGGATGCGACTCCATGAAAGGGCCTATTACTCAGCGAGCTAAAGCAATGTAATATGACACTTGGAGACTTTAAACTATACTCAATAAATACTTTTGCGCTAGGGGTAACTACGTTTACTAAAATAGAAATGGGCTTAAAAATACTATTACTAGTAGTTACTATAGGTTACACTATGTCTAAATGGTTTAAACTTAAAAAAGGTAAATAATTATGGCTTATATTCAATCGGATTCACCATTTTTAAAAAAGAAAAAAAGCGCAGCTAGAACAGAAAGAAAAGAGTTTCGTCAAGAAAGACGAGCTAACAGAAAGGCTGAGAAAGGAAAAGCACCTTCACGTAAAAAATCGGAAGGTAATTATGCTGAAGTAAAAAAAGGCGGAGGTACTGGATCTAAAGCTGGTGGAGGTATGACTAGCAAAGGTGTTAGCAAGTATAGAAGAGATAATCCTGGTAGTAAATTAAAAACAGCAGTTACAACGCCTCCTTCGCAATTAAAGAAAGGAAGTAAGGCTGCTAAAAGAAGAAAATCATTCTGTGCTAGATCAAAAGGCTGGACTTCTGAAAGAGGTAGAGCTGCTAGAAGAAAATGGAACTGTTAAATATATAAATAAATAATTATGAACAAATCAAGAAAAAAAATAGCGCAAGATTATTCTAGAAACGCTATAGCGGACTCTAAGTCTAGCAGTGCTAAAATTAGAAAAGAAGGTAAATACGAGGAAAAGCAAGCTGTAAAAGTTGCAGCTGGAGGTCCTATAAATAACCTTAATAAAGGTTATGGTTCTGAATTAGATAAATCTCCAATAGCTATGAAAGGTTCTTGGATGTCTAAACATTGTAGAAAGTAAAATAAAAATTGTACAGGCGGCGAGGTGGAAGCTAGATTTTTCTAGGACTTGACTTTACATGACTGGCAGAGATCTTGGTGCCACTCGGCTACACGCGGGATGATCCCCTCAACTTGCCGTGAAGACATTTACCTTTTTCTTTCCAGCCTCCACTGTAGACCCGACCTGTACATTTATTTTTAAAAAAATATGGCTTTTAAAATTACACCATTTTATAACATAGACAATACTCCTATTTACAGTGTAGATATGGAGGACGGCGTTTTAGGTAAAGCCAATAACAATGGTACTATTATTATAAATAATAATTTATCACCAGCTAAACTGACTAGCGTAATAAACCACGAAATGGTACACATAGATCAAATGAAGCGTGGCGACTTAGACTACGACGATCAAAACGTTTACTGGAAAGGTAAAAAATATTCACGCAAACAAATGAAAGAAGGGGCAAAAAACTTACCCTGGGAAAAAGAAGCATATAAAAAAGCAAAGTAACTATGGCATTTAAAATACAAAGATTTATATCTCCTCTTCGCATAGAAGAAGATCCAAGAAACCCTAAAACTGAAAAGAAAAAGCATTACCCAGGTTATAAGCCTCTTGGCGATGCTGATAAAATGAGAGGCGACAGTGTTGAAGCTCAAGCGCTTAATACTATTAACACTAAGGCTCAGAATAAAATAAAATCAGAGCATAAGGAAAAAGATTTAAGCCTTAAATTTCCAACAAAAGGACAAAGAATTGGTCGTAAAGGTTTCAAAATTGTTGGTAGTAATTCAACAAGCGGTAACGTATATGTTAGAAAACCTGGTAAACTTCCAGTTATGGAAATTACTAGAGAAAATTTAGCTTCAAATATAAAGTCAAAAGGTATGGTGAAGCTTAATTACCAGAATATGAAGCATAGTTATAACAGCACCGGAGATATTATTAAAAGAAAATAGTGAAAAAATATTAGAATTATGGCGTTTAAAATAAAAAGATTTATATCTCCTCTTCACAACGAAGAAGACCCAAAGCCGGTTATATCTAGGAAAACAAAAGAAAAGATCACGCCTACCGCAGCTAAAAAGCAGTTAGACAAATTAGCTATTCTAGCAAAAAGATATCCAGGTTATAAGGAGAGGCGACCTGTGCAGGGTACGGAAAAATTCAGACCTAATCGATATAACCTATACAATGCAGAAACTGGGGATTCGATGACAGTTTACCCTGATTTTGGTCCAAATACAAAAAAGAAATAAAGTGAAAAAAATATTAGAATTTTTCAGCACTAAAGTCTTCAAACAAGTTGGTGATGTGGTTGACAACCTATTCACCAGTGAAGAAGAAAGACTTAATGCTAGAAATAAAATATTTAAAGTATTGCAGGATGCTCAACTAGAGCTGCAAAGAATGCAAACTGAGATTATTGTAGCAGAAGCTAAAGGTAATTGGTTGCAAAGAAGCTGGAGGCCAATACTGATGCTTTCATTTGGTTTTATAATCATATATACAAAATTCATATCACAACTATCAACATACCTAGTAACACCTGTTTTAGAACCAGAATTTTGGAGCTTATTAGAAATAGGTATTGGAGGTTATGTAATAGGTAGAAGTGGTGAAAAAATAGTAGATAAGCTAGCACCAGTGTTTAAAAAGTAAAAATATTAAAAACGAGTAATAATAATAATAACAATAACCAATTAAATTAAATAAAATGGGAAAATTAACAGATGAACAATTAAAGTCTATTAAAGACGCAACAGGAAAAATGAACTCTATACTTACAGAAGTAGGGTTTTTAGAGGCAAGAAAAGCAGAATACCTAGCGGCACATTTTGAAGCTGCAAAAGAATTAGATGGTGTCAAGGCTGAAATCAGGGAAGAGTACGGTGACATTACCGTAAACTTAGTTGATGGTACTTATGAAGAAGCTAAGCAAGAGGAATCAAAAACTCTTGAAATAGCGGAATAATGAGTTCTGTTGTAAGAAAAATAAGTATAGGCTCTGACTATAAGAATGACGCTATGCACTATTCAGTAGGGCAAAACGTTTATGGTGGACATACTATAGATTGTATATTGCATGATGCACAATCTAATTCTTACAGTATTTACATAAAGAAAGGAAATGAGGTAATGCCATGGAAGAAGTTTAATTCTAACATGGCAATATCCGTTGAGTATGATTTAGAATATTAAATGAGAAGTCTATACGATTTTATCGTCAAACCTATTGGCGATAGATACGATAACAAAGTAAAGCTTGGCGACGTTACATTAATACTAAACACTAAAATTGAAGACTTCAAGTCTGTAAATAATTTAGCTATAGTGGTTGAAACACCAAAAGCTTTTAAAACAAATATAAAAAAAGGAGACATCATAATAATACATCATAATGTATTTAGAGTTTTTTATGATATTCGAGGTAATAAGAAAAGAAGTAGATCTCATTTTAAAGAGGACTTGCACTTTTGTTCAGCAGACCAAATATATTTGTATAAAAACACAGGGGATTGGAAATCATTTGGAGACAGATGCTTTGTAATGCCTTTAAAAAATAATGACTCTTTAAGATCACAAAAAGAACAAAGCCTTATTGGTATACTAAAAATAGGTAATAGTTCTTTAAAAGCGCTTAATATCAATCCAGGAGACACAATAGGCTTTACGCCGGGTAGCGAATGGGATTTTATAATAGATGATCAAAGAGTTTATTGTATGAAATCTAATGATATTGTAATAAAGTATGAACACGAAGGAAACGAAGAAGAGTATAATCCTAGCTGGGCAAAAAGCAGTTGAAGAATTAATTAAAGTAGCTAAAGAGGCTATCGTTGATTCTGGAGACGATATAACAGCTGATAGATTAAAAAACGCCGCAGCTACAAAAAAGCTAGCGATATTTGATGCTTTCGAAATACTTACTAGAATAGAAGCGGAAGAGGCTTTATTAAATGATAATCCAAAAGAAGCTAAAGAAGAAATGAAGCAAGCTTTTAGAGGATTTGCAGAAGGAAGATCTAGGTAATGTACGAGCAAACTTTAGTAACAGTATTAAAAGACTATATAAAACCTAAAATAGTTAATAGGCTAAATAGATATAAGAAGTGGGATTACGGATACAATGAAGAACATGACGTTGTTGTAATTAGTAAAACCGGACAAATAGGGGAAGTTTACGAAATACAAGGATTAAAAATAGCCTTGCCAAAAGAAAAAGATGTTGTAAAATTTGAAGAAAACAAATGGCAACATACTCAATATCCTAAGGAGCTTTCTAAGATTAAATCAGTATTTGATTGGGATGAGTACCCTTCAGATTTTAAAGAAAAGTGGTATGACTATATTGACACAGAGTTTAAAAGGCGTGACGAAGGCTTTTGGTTTTTTAACAAAGACAGTTCTTCTTATATTACTGGCACTCACTACATGTACTTGCAGTGGTCCAAAATTGATGTTGGGCAGCCAGACTTTAGAGAGTCAAACAGATTATTCTATATCTTCTGGGAGGCTTGTAAAGCAGATGTACGGTGTTACGGAATGTGTTATCTTAAAAACCGACGGTCAGGTTTCTCTTTCATGGCATCAGGCGAGACGGTTAATCAGGCAACAATATCCACAGATTCAAGATTTGGCATTTTATCAAAGTCAGGACCAGACGCTAAAAAGATGTTTACTGATAAGGTCGTACCCATATCGGTTAATTACCCCTTCTTCTTCAAACCAATCCAGGACGGTATGGACAGGCCGAAGACGGAGCTTGCGTACAGAGTACCAGCGTCGAAATTTACCAGAAAGAAACTCGACACCAATGAGAAACTACAGGAGATTACCGGTCTCGATACAACGATCGACTGGAAGAACACTGGGGACAACTCGTACGACGGTGAAAAATTAAAACTACTAGTACACGATGAAAGTGGAAAGTGGGAGAGACCTACAAATATATTAAACAACTGGAGGGTAACTAAAACTTGTTTAAGACTAGGTTCTAGAATTATAGGTAAGTGTATGATGGGTTCAACCTCAAATGCTTTAGATAAAGGAGGAGAGAATTTTAAAAAACTATATTATGATTCAGATGTCAAAAGCAGAAACGCCAATGGACAGACTCGTTCGGGACTCTATAGTTTGTTCATACCTATGGAATGGAACTACGAAGGATACATTGATTCTTATGGGTTTCCTGTATTCGAAGACCCAAAGAACCCAGTAGAATCGCCTGACGGATCTTTAATAAAGCAAGGGGTAATAAGTTACTGGCAAAATGAAGTTGAAGGATTAAAGAGTGATCAAGATGGTTTAAATGAATACTATCGCCAGTTTCCAAGAACAGAGCAACACGCTTTTAGAGATGAAGCAAAACAGTCGCTGTTTAACTTAACAAAGATATACGAACAAATAGATTATAATGAAGATCTTAGGAATACATCGATAATAACCACTGGAAGTTTTATGTGGGAAAACGGTATAAAAGACACTAAGGTAATGTTTGTACCAAATAAAAACGGTAGGTTCAACGTTAGTTGGGTTCCTAATATTGGTCTTCAAAATAGGGTTATAGTAAAAGGTAATACAAAATATCCAGGTAACGAACACTGCGGTGCTTTTGGGTGTGACAGTTATGATATATCAGGTACAGTTGATAAAAGAGGTTCTAACGGAGCTTTACACGGTTTAACTAAGTTTAGTATGGAAGATGTTCCGCCTAACAGATTCTTTTTAGAATATATAGCTAGACCACAAACTGCTGAGATATTTTTTGAAGACGTATTAATGGCTTGCATATTTTACGGTATGCCAATACTTGCGGAAAACAATAAACCTAGATTACTGTATCATTTTAAAAGAAGAGGCTACAGAGGCTATTCTATGAATAGGCCTGATAAAAGATTAAACAAATTATCTGTAACTGAAAGAGAAATAGGTGGTATACCAAACTCCAGTGAAGATATAAAGCAAGCGCATGCTGCGGCTATAGAATCATATATAGAAACTTGTGTTGGAAGAACAGAAGCAGGTTATGGAGATATGTATTTCCAAAGAACACTTGAAGATTGGGGTAAATTTAATATAAATAACAGAACGAAGCACGATGCTTCTATAAGTTCAGGGCTAGCAATAATGGCTTGTAACAAAAACCTATATTCACCAGTTAGTCCAGTGCAAAAAAAGATTTACGATTTAGGAATTAAAAGATATGACAATAGAGGTTCTACGTCTAAAATATTAAGATAAATGAAAATACAAACAAATACTGATAGTTCTTTCCCTAACCAGGTTGTTAGCGACGAAGTAAAAGCTAGTTATGATTACGGCTTACAAGTCTCTAGAGCTATTGAACAAGAATGGTTCAATCAAGGAAGAGGTAACGGTAATAGATACTTAAACAATTGGAATAGCTTTCATTCATTACGTTTATATGCTAGAGGAGAGCAACCAATACAAAAGTATAAAGATGAGTTATCGATAAACGGTGATTTGTCATATCTTAATTTAGATTGGAAACCTATACCAGTTATATCAAAGTTTGTTGATATTGTTGTAAATGGAATGTCTAATAAGAGTTATGAAATAAATGCTTTTGCTCAAGATCCATTTTCTGTAAAAAGTAGAACTGATTACGCAGCCGCTGTAGAGCAAGATATGAATGCTAGGCCTATGCTTGAAAATATTAAGCAAGAATTAGGAATGGATATGGCAGCTACAGGTAGTTTAGAAGACCTTCCTGAGAGCAAAGAAGAATTAGACGTACATCTTCAAATGACCGCTAAGCAAAATGTAGAAGTTGCTGAAGAAGAAGTTATAAATAATGTATTAGCTTTTAATAAGTATGATCAAATAAAAAAGCGCTTAGCTCAAGATTTAACTACAATTGGAATCGGAGCTGTTAAAACGTCTTTTAACAAGGCTGAAGGTATAGTTACTGACTATGTGGATCCTGCTAACATGATTTACTCATACACTGAAGATCCAAATTTCGAAGACATATATTATGTAGGCGAAGTTAAATCAATATCTTTAGCGGAACTTAAAAAACAATTCCCAACCATATCTCCTGACGAACTGCAAAGAATTCAAGATATGCCGGGTAATTCACAATATGTGACCAATTGGGGTAACTACGATTCTAATACAATTCAGGTTTTATACTTTGAATACAAAACATATTCAGATCAGGTATTTAAAATAAAGAAAACAGATCAAGGGTTAGAAAAAACGTTAGAAAAGCCTGACACATTTAATCCACCTGCTAATGATAACTTTGACAGAATATCTAGAACTATAGAAGTTTTATACTCAGGAGCAAAGGTCTTAGGAACAAATATAATGCTGGACTGGAAACTTGCTGAAAACATGACAAGGCCAACCGCTGATACTACTAAAGTAGTGATGAATTATTGTATATCTGCCCCTAGAATGTACAAGGGGCGTATAGAATCAGTAGTTAGTAAAATTACTAGCTTTGCTGATATGATCCAAATAACACACCTTAAACTACAACAAGTAATGTCTAGAATAGTGCCAGATGGTGTATTTTTAGATATGGATGGTTTAGCTGAAGTTGATTTAGGTAACGGTACAACATACAATCCAGCGGAAGCATTGAACATGTATTTCCAAACAGGTTCTGTTGTAGGTAGGTCATTAACCCAAGACGGTGAATTGAATAGAGGTAAAGTACCTGTTCAAGAATTATCATCTTCAAGTGGTCAAGCAAAAATACAAAGTTTAATAGGTACATACCAATATTATTTACAAATGATAAGGGATGTAACCGGATTGAATGAAGCAAGAGACGGAAGTGCTCCAATTAAAGACTCACTAGTAGGCTTGCAAAAAATGGCAGCAAACGCTTCTAATATAGCGACTAAACATATACTGGACTCATTACTTTATTTAACTGTTAGAACTTGTGAAAATATAAGCCTTAAAGTAGCAGATGTTATTGAAAACCCGTTAACAGAAAATGCTTTAACAAATGCGGTAAGTACGTTCAATACAAAAACATTAGAGGAGTTAATGAATTTACAGCTGCATGACTTTGGTATATATTTAGAGTTAGAACCAGAAGAAGAAGAAAAAGCTTTGCTTGAACAAAATATTCAAGTAGCCTTACAAACAGGAGCAATAGCTTTATCAGATGCTATAGATATTAGACAAATTAAAAATATAAAATTAGCTAATCAGTTTCTAAAGCTTAGACAAAAACAAAAAATTAAAAGAGAGCAAGAGCAACAGCAAGCAAATATTCAAGCGCAAGCGCAAGCAAACGCCGAGGCTGCTGAAAAAGCCGCGATGGCTGAAGTACAAAAGCAGCAAGCTTTAACTCAAGAAAAAGTAAGTATAGAACAAGCTAAGTCTCAATTTGAAATACAAAGAATGCAAACAGAGGCTCAAATAAAAAGAGAGCTAATGGCTGAAGAGTTTCAATACAATATACAACTAGCTCAGGCTCAGATGGGTGCAGCAAAAGCGAAAGAGCAAGAAATTGAAGACAGAAAAGATCAAAGAATAAAATTACAAGGAACACAGCAATCAGAGCTGATTCAGCAAAGACAAACAGAAGGATTACCTAAGGATTTTGAATCATCTGGTAACGACGTGTTAGGAGGTTTTGGTTTGGAAGAATTTGGTCCTAGTTAAAATTACAAACAATTATTTAATTATATTATATTATGTCAGAAGTAAAACAAGAAGGGGATTTTAAAATTAAATCCAAGAAAACAAGTCCTAAAAAGTTAGGAAATCAATCTAATGAACCTATAAAGGTTAATATAGATGAAGTAAAAGATCCAGTGGCTGAAGAAGTTGCTAAAGTAGTAATACCAGAAGTTAAAGAAGATGTGATTGAAGAACCTGTTGTAGTCGTTAACGACACACCTGAAGAAGATGGTATTATAGAAATTGTAGACGAAGACGATGATACGCCTCCGAACAATCAATTACAAAAAGCTGCTGAAGAATACAAGCAAGTAGCTGAACAAAGAGTGTTACCTGAAAACATAGATAAACTTGTTACTTTTATGGAAGAAACGGGTGGATCAGTGGAAGACTACGTTAGATTAAACGCGGACTACTCAAGTGTTGATGATAAAACACTATTAAAAGAATATTACAAACAAACAAAACCTTATTTAGAATCAGATGACGTTAGCCTGCTATTAGAGGACTACGATTATGATGAAGACATAGATGAGGAAAGAAATATACGCAAAAAGAAACTTGCGTTTAAAGAAGAAGTTGCAAAAGCAAAAGGCTTTTTAGAAAATACCAAGAGTAAATATTACGACGAAATCAAGTTGAGACCCGGCGTTACTCAGGAACAACAAAAAGCAACAGAGTTTTTCAACCGATATCAAGAAGATCAAAAGATGGCTGAGCAACAGCATTCGGACTTTAAATCAAAAACAAATGATTACTTTACTAATGAATTCAAAGGTTTTGACTTCAATGTAGGTAAAAAGAAGTTTAGGTATGGTTTACAAGATCCTGATAAAGTTGCAGAGAACCAATCAAGTATTAACAATTTCGTAGGAAAGTTTCTTGACGAAAGCGGTAATATAAAAGATACGAAAGGTTATCACAAGGCTATTTATATCGCTTCAAATGCTGACAAGATTATTAATCATTTTTACGAACAAGGAAAAACAGATGCTACTAAAGAAATAGTTAGTAACTCTAAAAATCCTAGCACAGAACCCAGACAAACTGGTACAGGTGAATTCGTAAATGGAATAAAAGTCAAGTCAATAAGCGGTTATGATTCTTCTAAACTTAGAATTAAAACAAAAAAATTTAACTAAAAAATTAAAAAATTATGGCAAATGTAAGCCCAGCGTTTGGAAGCTTAATCCCAACGCAAAAAAAGCAAGCCTTAGAAGGCAATTATTTAAACTTTACTGATGGAACGAATGATTTCGCACAACAG